ATATAACACAAAAAAAGGGGATGTTGAATCCCCTACTCTTATATTCGGTTATAACTCCATCAACCTAAAAAAGCAATCTCTATGATCTTTAACGTGGTACGTAAAACCGCCCCTTTCTTCAACTGCTTTTGCTAATGGATAATCATTCTCTCCTTCTGCCATCATATCTCCAAAGAAATGTATTTCATCTGTAGGATCAAAATCTCTGAGTATCTGACTTTTATCTACATTTGATATATCAAGACCAGTTTGACCTCCTATCTGAACATTTAATTCTGGAAATCTGTCTTTCAATCTATGTGCAATATCTATTCTCTCATTAGTAACATGATCGTGTTCAATATACATTTGTCTTTCATCTAGATCATTTTCTCCTCTACCAAGAATACTAAAATTAATTCCACCAGGTCTTGTTTCAATATGTTTACCAGTTCTTATAGGAAACTGGCTATGATCTAATTCATCTTGTAAAAATAATTTTACTTCCTCTGGTAATACCCAATCAGATTGATAAACATTATTTCCTTTTTCATATACATCGCTACCAGAACAGTTGTAAACTCTTTGACACTTATTACAAAGTTCCTCTCCAAGTTGTTCTATTGTTTTTTCTTTATCGCTACCTGTAACAATATACATATTGCAGTTATCTGCAAATCCTAAAAGGTAACTTAAAAAATCAGGTTCGATTACTTGTCTACTTGGTGTTAAAGTACCATCAACATCAAAAATATATTTTGTCATAATTCCTCGTTGTAGTTTCCAATCTTCATACATTTTTTTAAGTTCTTCAGAATCTGCTTTACATGAAGGTCCTCTCTCTAACAAGGGACGTTGCCTTGCTGTATACCTCCAGTAAAAATTTCTTAAGTAATCAGATCTCCACTCTAGCATAAGTCAAAAAAAAGGAGGGAAGTTGGATTCCTGTATACCAACAAATAACGGGCATTACTACAGTAGTAAAATACGTTATTGCCTGAGACCCGATTGGTTGATCGGTTCTACCTCTCGGTAGCAGCACCACCTGTGTCTCATCACCTTAACTAGCGGTTGCCAGTAAGTTTATTCAGTCACTCCCATGTTGCGTCCAACAAATATAATATAACAATAAAAAAGGGGTATGTCAACCCCCTAAATCTTAAGTAATTATTAAGGTTATTTTATACCCCATATTCTATCGCAGTAATCCTTGATAGAGCGATCAGACGAGAAGAATCCTGAGTTAGCAATATTCTTTAAAGACATAGTGTTCCACTTTTGACGATCCAACCAAGTATTTGAAACATCATCTTGAACTTTTGAATAACTATGGAAATCTGCCATAACACAGAAAGGATCGTGGTAAATTAAATTATCAACTAAAGGACTAAACATACTTGTATCTCCTCCACTAAAATGTCCACCTTTAATAAGATTGATTGCTTCCCATGTTTCTTCATCCATATGATTTTGTGGATAATAACTATTTTGCCATAACTCTTCTATTTCAGATTCAGTTTTACCAAATAAGAAGAAGTTCTCCTCTCCTACAAGATCTCTGATCTCTACGTTAGCACCATCTAATGTTCCTATGGTTAGAGCACCATTCATTTGGAACTTCATATTACCAGTTCCTGATGCTTCTTTACCTGCTGTTGATATTTGTTCTGAAAGATCTGCTGCAGGATATACCATCTCCCCTAGTTTCACACTATAGTTTGGTAGGAATATAACTCTTAACTTTCCATCCATATCTGGATCTTTGTTTACTACTTCAGCAATATTACAAATGAATTGTATGATTAGTTTTGCCATATAGTAACCTGGTGCTGCCTTACCACCAAATATTACTGTGCGAGGAACGAAGTCCTTTCCGTTTTTGATTTTTAAATATTGAGAAACAACCCAGAGTGCCATAAGGTGTTGACGTTTATACTCGTGTATTCTCTTAACTTGAATATCAAACATAGAAGAAGGATCTACTAATACTCCAAGATTATCGAAAATATAATTTGCTAAATTATGTTTACCTAATAATTTTGTTTCTTCAATTTTAGATAATAAAAGTTTATCGTTCTCCCATTGCTCTAATAATTTAAGGGATTCCATATCAGTAATCCAATCAGGACTTGAGTACTGATCAAGCACCTCTGATAATCCAGGATTACACGAAGCAACCCAACGACGAGGAGTAACACCATTAGTTACATTTGTAAATTTATGTGGCCACAGATCATAGAACTCTGGCATTAGTTTTGTTTTGATTAATTCAGAATGCAATGCAGCAACACCATTTACATGATGAGATCCTACAGTAGCAAGGTGTGCCATACGAACAGATTTACTCCCTTCTTCTTCAATGATGGATAGTTTAGATAACATACTATCATCGCCAGGATATTTAAGTCTTACTACTTGTAAGAATCTACGATTGATCTCATATATTATTTCTGTATGTCTTGGTAAAAGAGTTTTAAATAATTGTAGATCCCACTTCTCTAATGCTTCTGGTAACAGAGTATGATTAGTATATGCAATGGACTTGGTTGTTATTTTCCATGCTAAATCCCATTCAATATGTCTTTCATCAACAAGTAGTCTCATTAACTCTGCTACTGCAACAGAAGGATGAGTGTCATTTAATTGAACTTGCCAATGCTCTGGAAACTCCTCTACAGGTATTTCTCTCTTATCAAGACTTCTCAACATATCCTGTATCGAAGCACTAACAAAGAAATGTTGTTGTTTTAATCTTAGTTCTTTACCTGCACTTGTACCATCATTAGGATATAGAACCTTAGAAATAGTCTCAGATGAGACACTTTGTTCTACTGATCCCATATAGTCACCAATATTAAATGCATAGAAATCAAATGTTTCTGTAGCGTCTGCTCTCCACAATCTCATTCGATTGCAGTTATCAACTTTATATCCTAACTGAAGGATATCATATGGAACAGCAATAACCTGTTCATCAGGAACCCAACGAACTCTACTATTACCTCTGTCGGAAATATAATGCTCTACTCTACCACCAAATCCAACTAACACAGACTCGTCTGGATGACAGAGTTCCCACGGCCAATCTCCGTGCAACCAGTTATCAGTAACTTCTATCTGTTGATTATTTCTTATCTGTTGCTTGAATATGCCATACTTATATCTTATACCATATCCTGTCGCAGGAACCTTCAGAGACGCTAGAGACTCCATATAGCAAGCAGCAAGACGACCAAGACCACCATTACCAAGTCCTGGTTCTTCTGCTACATCTAAAACTTGTTCTAAAGTTAAATCATATTCATTTAATGCTATCTTTGCTTCTTCTATTATCCCTAGACTAAGTAAATTATTATTTAATTGCGGTCCTATTAAAAATTCTGCTGATAGATATGCTACTTCTTTCTTAGAAGTTTTTTTCATATCTAACCAATAAGTCATCATCTGATCTCTGACAGCATAACTCAATGCCATATAGAAATCATGCAAAGATGCGTTCTCTGGATGTTTACCTAATGTATAAAATAAACGTTCTTTTATACCATTAGAAAGGGTACTAAACTTCTTCAACTTTTTTCTTCTTACTACCTATATTATACTTCGTCTCTAGAATCCAGTCATTTTTGTCTTTATATGCTAATACTTTGATTTGATTCAAAGGAGCAATATCTTGTATTTTGTCGGTGTCTACAATACCAATTAAACCCCAATCAGCAAGAAGCTGAGCAATACGATTCCTACGCTGAACATCATTAGGAGTAAGGTTAGCGTGTTTTCCATCAAGAGCAAAAAGTTCTTTAAAGTGGACAAGATAGTACCTCCCTTGCTTATGAAGTATGTGGCAACTTTGATATATCTTCTTTTCTTTCCTACTTGCTACACCAATTCTTGTGAGAGTTTCTCTAACTTTAAGAAAATCGTCTGGTTCATTAAGTAAAACCTCAACCATTTTCTCTGGCGACCAGGCTACTTCAGGTTCTCTAACAACACTCATCGTTTTCCTCCAGTTTCAAATTTCGATTTTATAAAATCAAGTTGTTCTTGTGTTAGAATTCTCAAAGCTTGTTTTGCCTTTTCATTACTATATCCATAGTAACGTTTTACATAATCAAGATCTTTGATCGTATCTTTACGGAGCCAAGGAGAGAATCTCTTCTTAGTTCTGAGTGTATTTAGCAAAAAATCATATTGAAGTTTCTTTTGCAAAAGAGGGTTCATATTCATCTCATTTGCAAACATAATTGCATCAAGATGACCAGAGAAACATCTATTAAC